TTACCCGGAATAAATGAAGATACTCATATTTAACTGGACATCGGAGCAGTTAATTACCGGCAAAAAGAAGTTGACGGTAAGAAATTGGGAATACGGAAACCCGAAAGCGTATACCGGCGAGATAGTGCAGGCCTATGATAACAGCCCGCTTTATAATGGGCATCGGATTGGATTTGTTAAGATTCTAGGGATGAGTTGGAAGAAACTTAAAAATATAACGGAAAAAGAAATCAAGGCAGAAGGTATGTGGCATAGAAATAAAGAAGAATATATCGAATTTATGAAAAAGAAGTATCCGAATTTTGACAACGATAGCAAGATGTGTTTCGTTCATATAAAATATCTCGGCAAAGGAGAGCGGAAAGAATGGATAAAAAAGAAATAATAAAAAAAGTTCTTGACAAAAACGAGTATGTTATATGTTCATATAGTAGGTATTGGAAATATCCAGAGACAGGGGACGACCAAAAAACCTGTCCGATGTTAGATTTTATGTTTAACGTCGAACATAAAAAGGGATATTTAATATTTATCGAGGGTGAAGAGGAGAAAGAATGAAAATTGATTTGAAGCCGATAGATTTGTTTAATGCTGACACTTTCAAAGTTGTAGATATACCCGCCAAAGGTGTAACCGCGCTGATAGGAAAAATAAAGAACGAAAACAATATGAGTATGCAATCTTATACTTTTTCTGATATATGGACAGAAGAAAAAGCCGCCGAATGGGTAAAAGAGCATGGCAATAATGCCGATTGGTTACTCGGTAAAAATATGACCGTCAACGAAAAGGGCGAGGTTGTCGAAATGGAAAAGATAAAAAAGAATATTGGATGCGAGATTAAAGAGTTTGATGATATAAAATTATCTTTTGACGCTATTGCTTCCACCGAAAATAAAGACAGAGACGGCGATATATTGCTTGCAGAAGGTTGGAACCTGAAAAACTTCAAAAAGAATCCGGTAATGCTTTGGGGACACCGTGTCGATATGTTACCGGTAGGGAAAGCCGTCAATCCGCGTATAGAGGGGAATAAGTTGGTATTCAAAGCGCAATTTATGCCAGCCGACATCAATCCTATAGGGGAACAGTTATACAAAATGTTCAAAGCGGGTTATCTCAGTGCTTTTTCAGTAAGATTTGAGCCGATAAGCTACAAAAATATGGAGCGTGGCGACAATCCGCAGGAACGGTATGGAAGAATATACGAAAAGCAGGAACTGCTTGAAATCTCGCCCGTAACCGTTCCGTCGAATCCCTACGCGCTTGTACAGCGTGGATTTGAAGGCAATATGTTCGCAAAATCGTATCTGCTTGAAAAAGCGTCAGTTACCACAAACGAAGAAGAAATAAAAGGATATTTTGATATGCTTTCTAAACTTGACAGCGTATCAAAACCAGAGCCAGACGTTACAGAAAACTATATCAGGATACGGCAAAAAGACCCCGCTTCATTTATTGAGGGTTCATTCCGCACAGTTTGGATTTCTGAACCCCGCGGGATAAAGGCAGTTATGGGAAAGTTAAAGAATCCGCCGGAAGGACAGTCGGGTTCAATGGTAGTGCAGAGTTATTTATTCGATAAGGAAAAATGGAATCTTGAACGCGCGCAGGCGTGGGTTGCGGCGCACAAGTGTTATGATGAGGATATTGAAACGTTAAAGATTATCGTTGATGACGAATCTGATGACGATATAAAGTCAATACAGGACGAATTATCAAAATTAGACAATATCGAAGATGACGATTTAATAAAAACGCTCCAAGATGCAGAAATGCTTCTTGATGAGATAGAGGGAGGATTAAAATGACAGAACAGGAAAAGAAAGACGCATTGTTAAAACTTGGCAAAGAAATCAGCGACAAAATCGCTGCTCTTACTGGAAAGAAAGAGCCGACTCAGGAAGGAGTTATACAGGCGGACGCAATCGGTAAAGACGAGTTCGAGAAAATGAAAACTGATTTCCTCGATGTGATTGAAAGAAAAATACCGACGCAGAAAAAAATGGTGTTCGGCGGAAAAAAAGAACTAAAAGAGAATGAGGAAAGGATACCTTTCGGGAAATATCTCTTGATGGTTAAATCGCATCACCCAATTATATCGGATATGTATATGAAAACGGTGATGAGCGAAGGCGATGCGGCACAGGGTGGATATCTCGTCCCGACTGAATATTCTGGCGAAATACTTGGCGAACTCAATGACGAGGCAACGATAGTGCCGAAATGTACGCAATTAACCCAAAGCGCCCCGACAAAGAATATTCCGAAATGGTTGAATGATTTAACCATATATTGGGTTAGTGAAGCCGCTGTAAAAACGCCGTCAAAACCGACGCTTACACGTATACAAAGTGTATTAAAAAAGATGTGCGCAATAGTTACGGCGACAGACGAAGAATTGCAGGACGAAATAAGTAGTGAAGGTTTGCCTAATTCGCTTGAAAGATTGACTGGCGAAAATATGGCGCTTGAAATAGAGAGAATAGTGCTCGTAGGCGACACGAATCTCGGAGATGCTTTCAGCGGTATCTATGCTTCTGTTACCGGCGGAAATTCAATTAATCAACTTGGTGCCAATTTCCAGTATCAAGATATTCAGAATGTGTGGAATAATGCGAGCGTTCTTGAGAAATATCGCAGGAATCCTGAATGGTATATGAATAGAACCGGTCTTGGTTTGATTATGGCGCTTGTTGACGGCAACAACCGTCCGCTGGTTAATGTTGTCAACGCATTTGACCAGAAGGATCCGCACAGGGCAACAGTCGTTATTTTTGGCGACAAAGTCAATTTGTCAAGCCAGATACCTAATACTCTTGGTACAGGTTCGGCTTGTACTACAATAATTTACGGAGATTACAGATACGTCATAATCGGCAAGAAAAAAGGTTATGAAGAGTTGATGGTTGACGTGAATAATCAGGGCATCATAAGTTCCAGCACATCTGTTTCCGAAAACCTCTGGCAGCAGAACGAGACCGGATTCCGTTTTGACCTTCGCAGGGGTGTAGTTGTAGGAATAGTAAAAGCATATAGCGTTCTCAAAAATATGAAATAAAAGAGGTATGGAATGAAATGTATAGTAATAGCAGATTTCAATTATCATTACGGCGGCATGTACCACGAATGTCATAAGGGCGACATTGTGGAGCTAAATGATAAGATTTATCCATATTTCAAGCAGTATCTACAAGAACAGAAAATAGAACAGGAGCCGGCCATCAATCCGGCGCACGACAAGCAGTATAAAAAAGGAATAAAAAAAGGACGGTGAACTAAAATGAAAAAAGTTTTAATGGCTCTGATGCTGATGATTTCTTTTGTATCTTTATCTTTTGCGGTGCAGGGGCTTGATGTTTACTCTGTCAGTGCAACGACTTATCCGGTAACTGAGGCAACGGGAGTCGGTGCTCTGTCGGCAGGAATATCTGGCGAGGCAAGGATTTATCAGATATTTATTACCAACAGTTCGACGAGTACCGCGCAGACAGTTACATTCTACGACAACGCTAATTCTACGACAACCGTTACTACTTCGTGGACGCTTGACCTTCCGTCAAACGGCGCAGGCGAACAGATAGGCATACTGTTCCCGATAGACGCGCGCCCGTGGACAGTAACAGACCTGGCAGTTAGAAAGAGTTCGACTTCGAGTTCTGTTCGTGTAACATTATTTTACAGATAATTTTATCGCTACCGATAGGATTTCGCGCGGGATACGTTTCGTGGTTGAGCGTATCCTCGCAATCCTTTACAAAAGGACTGGTGATGCTTAAATGAAAAAACTGATTTTAGGTATTTTGTGTGTGTTTACAATTGTGGCGGTGATATACGCCGGTAACTTGCTGGTTGAAGATAAAGTATTCACCGTAACGACCAGCCCGACGGTAGTATCGCAGATAATCCCCTACAACAGGGAGTATTATTTGATTATCAATATGAGCAGTGACACTTTTGTTTATTTAGCAAGTACGCCGACAATAAATTCGGCTAATTATTTGACACTTGGCTGTGTTCCGTTATTCCCATACGGTGGAAGTTTTGAAGATGATTTTTATGTTTTCAAAGGCACGTGGTACGCTTGCGTGGAATCAGGTACTGCAGTAGTTCACGTCAGGGAAAAAGAGTAAAGGGGGAATAAAAAAATGAAAAAGATGATTTTAGGGTTAATGTTTTTGCTGGCTCTTTGCCCTGCCGGTTTTTGTGGTTACAGCACGGGCAACACGGTTGCAGCTACGCAGTCGGGTACGTGGACAGTTGTTATAAGTACGCCTGTTGTTGATATTGGACAGGATTACGAAACGAAAGTATCAACATATATTGCCGGAAGTATAACAAACGGTGGAACGGTTACGGCTACCGGAATGAATGTGGATTTTTTTCAGTTTGTTACCACGGGTACGGTAACGGTTAATTGGGGTGGTGGTAACGAGATGTATTGCAGTTCTGCCGCGCCGCTTAAAATAGAGAAGTTGAGCCGCACAATATCGGCGCCGGTATTTACCGTTACAGATACAAGCAGTTACACAGTTTACTACTTAATTCAGGGCGTAAAATGACATTGGAATCTAATGCTATGCTTACCGTCGAGGAATTGTTTGACCTGCTTGGGATTACTAAAAGCGGAGTTCCTTGCGATTATCTTCGTCTATACAATTCAAGCGCGGATGCAACCGCCGCGACAGTTACGATAACCGATACTACAATGGTTCTCGTAGTTACCGGCGGGACGAACGCGGGACCGTCAACGATAACCTTTTCCGATGCCGACAGCGATACATTGACGGAATTAATAGCGAAAATAAATGGATTAAGTAAAGGTTGGGTTGCAAACCTCGAATCGGACGGCGCGCAGGCAAGCACAGACCTCTACATCATGCCCGTGACAGGATGTTTGCTTGTAGCTAACGAAATTACGGTTACGGGGTTTGACAGGTTGCGGCTGGAACGGCTGATAAACGGTACAAGCCAAGCGATTGAGACATATTGCGATAGAGTGTTTCACGCGGCGGCCTATACTGAATATTTTGACGGCGTAAGCGGCAGTTGTAAAATGTATCTAAAACAGTATCCGATAAACTCAATCACGCAATTCGAGATGTGGGATTCGGAAAACAATGTATCATCCTATATTTACACGGTCAATACCGAATATTTGTTATATGACACGGCTGGATATATATATTTGCGCGGCGGGATGACAACAGGGCACAAGAATTACAAGATAGCATATAACGGCGGGTATTCTACAATTCCGGAAGATTTGAAACTTGCCTGTAAAATGTTATGTTCCGCGCAATGGAACGCCGGGAAGGCACAAGGTATAACAGCCGAACGGATAGGGGATTATTCAATAAATTACGGTTCATCCGCATCGCTTCTGGCGATTATGGGCAACGAAACAGTTAAACAGATACTTGACCTCTATAAAAAGGTGTCAATGTGAGTATATTGTCATTGTACAACAAAAAATGTAACATACAGAAGCGGGCAAAGACGTATGACGCAAATACGAAACAGCTCATTGAAACGTGGTCGAATATGCTTGTCGGGATACCCTGCTGTATCAACACTTTGGCGGGTGGCGAGAAATTTAATAGCAACAGAAAAGTTGTAAACGCTACCGACAAACTGTATCTGATAAATAATAGCGGGATTACGGAAGGGGAACACAGGGTATCTCTGGAAGGTATCACTTACGATATACTTTTAATTGCAGACGCGAGCGGGCGCGGGCATCATAAAGAGTTATGGTTGCAAAAGGTGGTCTAAATGCGCGACCCCGTGGAAGGAATAAAGAAACTACAAAAAGAGATAAAGAATATTTACAAGATGAATGTTAAGGCGGTAACGATAGATTGCGAGGCGGATGCGAAACTGATAATAACAAAAGTGGTTTATAACACGCCCGAAAGTCCGAATTATAAACGCACAGGAAGATTAAGGGTAAATATTACTCACGAGTTCATTGAAAAAGACGGAAGTATAGTCGGCAGAGTCGGGACGGATGTAGAATATGCACCTTATGTCGAGTTTGGAACGAAACGGAGGACAGGTAGACCATATCTATTTCCAGCGTTCAAAATTAACGCACCAAAATTAAGCGATTATATTGCAAAAGATATTTTGAAACTTTCCCAAAGGAAACATATATGAACGCTACAAATGATATAGTAACAAAACTCATAGCCGATACTACTTTAATATCTCTGCTGGGAATTACCGCGACAGACCCGAAATTGTATCCCGTCCGGGCCCCGCAGAACGCCGTAGAGCCTTACATTGTATATTCTGTTATATCCGACGGTGGAATGGAAGAGATATTAAAAGAGTTTACTGTGCAATTAAATGTTTGCGGGACATATTCTCAGATACAGAACATAGAAAAAGCAATAGATGCAATTTTAGATTTACAGGACAGGATAAGCATAACAAGCAGTAACTATTATTTCCGCTGGTCAAAAAAGGTAAGCGGGAACGATGTATATGATGAGTTGACGGATACCAATTTCAGAGTGCTTTTGTATGATTTCAAACTGCATTCAAAATAACAGGAGGGTGTTATGGCTGGTTCGGTCGCGAAAATACTTGTTGGCGCAAATACGCAGATTAAATTGGGAGTTTACGGAACGGCGGTGGGCAGTTGTGACGATATGGGGTACACAAAAGGCGGGATATCCATAAAGGATGTCATTGACCATCATTTCACGGAAGTTGACCAAGAGCAGGGCGATATTGCGGCTTCGGTTGTTAAACGAGGGCGGACATTGACAATTCCTATGGCAGAGGATGACGTGGCGCGGATGTATTTCAAGTTAGGTTTACCGTCAACGGCAGTATCCAGCCAGACGTTGAGTATCGGTACTGCGGCGGTACAGTATATAACGATATTCTTAACAAGCCCCGCGCCGAGTGGCGGAACGAGGGTTACGTGGATTCCAAAAGCTGTTGTAGTATCTTCCGACCGGTCTTATGTAAAAGACAACGAAACAATAGTCAACGTCGAACTTCATCAGATTTTTGATACCGCGCAATCGGACGGCGAAGAGTTCGGAACGGTTGTAGATAGCGGAACTGATGTTACGCCACCTACGATAGAGATGTCGAGTCCAGCAAGTGGCGGAACTACACCGAAGAACGCAAAAGGCGTTATTCAGTGGCTTATAACCGAGACAGACAACCCGATTGACGAGGATTCGATAACGTACGGCGATAGTGACGATAGCACGTTCCAGATAATCGATACTACGACACCGGGTTCGGAAGTGCTTGTTGCGGGGACGATAAGCTACAATGCGGCAACGCTTACGGTAACATTTACGCCAACAAGTAACTGGACGACGTTGCATACTAATCTCGTAATCGTCAATACCAATCTGCGCGACCTTGCTGGCAATCATCTGGCGGCGGTTAAGATTGAGAATTTCTCGGTAGGATCATAACGAGAGACGATATTTTGTGGGCAATAGAAAAAATCAGGCGGGCTCTTGTGGCGGTTTACCGTTATCAATCCTGCCTATTTTTTTAATTAAAAAAGGGGGCGAATAGATGAGCAGTTTAGACGCGATTATGCAAGGTTCGGCAGTTTGTCAGGGGGCAGAAATAGAAGTAGGCGGGCGGAAGTTTAGAACAGGAAGACTGTCCGCGAAACAGATTATAGATTTAAGTAAAATCCTATTTTCTGTATTCAACAGCGGTAAAAAACAAGAAATAATAGACAAGTTAAAAAAAAATAAAAAACAAAAAAACGCCGACGATATAATGTCTATATTAAGCACTTCTGGCGAAGATAATACAGCCCGAATTATAGCGATATATCTTAATACGGACGATGTAAAATTTATAGCCGAACACAGCGACGGATTAGTATTGCTTGACATAATAAGTGTATTTCTCGAATACAATAATCTGGAAGCATTACTAAAAAAAGCGACGAGGATAATGGAAGCAGTAGTAAAACAGTCCGCAGAAAACAAAAAAGCGTAGAAGAACAGTATTTTTATTGGCACGATTCACTTGCCGTTATCCTCACTTATATAGTATCGCGGACTGCGTATAGATACGAAGAGTTGCTCGGCTATCCTTACGAGTTTATCAACGCCGTATTTGAGAACTTAAAAGAGATTGACCCTTACATTATGAAAGAGCCGATAGAAAAAGAACCAGTAAAGACAGTCAAAGAAATAGAAGCTCTGGGAATGAAATATAAAAGGATAGGTAAAAAAAATGGGTAGTGTAGGCGAATTTTTTGTAGAACTTGGCGGGAAATTAGATAGCAAAGGATTTGACGCATTTCTCGGCAAAGTCGAAGATACAAAAAAAAAGACGCTTGATATGAGCGGTGCGCTTAAGGGATTGGCTGGCATCGTATCTATTGCGGCTGTAACAAAGTTTTTCGTTGATGTTACAACCGCTGCCGGTGAAGCCGAAGAATCAATATCGGAATTAAACAGGGCATTAAAAACAACCGGTCAATATAGCGCGGATGTATCGCAGGCAATCCGAAACACATCGACAGAAATTCAAAAAATGACTACCGCGGATGATGAAACAATAACGTCTGGACAGGCGATGCTTATTTCTATGGGCGCGCAGTTAGATATGTTGCCGAAACTTACAATGGCAGTACTTAACCTTGCCACCGCAAAAAAGATTGATGAGAAAACAGCGTTTGATCTGGTATCAAAATCAATAGGAAGCTCGACAAACGCTCTCGGCAGATATGGCATCGAGATTGAAGGCGTAGAAAAAAGCTCTCAACGCGCTACAATGGCAATCCAGAACATTAACGCCGTATTCGGCGGTGCGGCGGTTGCGCAGGCAGATACATATCTCGGCAGAATAAAGATGTTACAGAATCGCTGGAATGACATATCGGAAACAATAGGCAATCTGGTTATACCTTACGTTAAAGAATTGTTTATGCTTATCGAAACGAATCTATTGCCGAATATTGAGGAATTACTCGGTAGTACAAAAGAATCAGATACCGCTATGGAAAACTTTGGGAATGGAATTAAGTTTGCAACAAATGTAATACTGGGTTTTGTAGGAGCTGTCAAAATGGCTTGGGCGGCAAACAATGTTCTCGGTTATTCGATGTCGTTTAATTTTAAACAAGCAAGTTTATGGTGGGCAGAATTAGAAAAGACGACGCTAAAATATGGCGAGACGATAACGCGAGTTAATAATACCGAATTAAAAGAACGCAGGAAAACAAACGAAGAAATAAAATCAGATACTACGGAAACAATAGAATTTACAACCGAAGAAATGGTTGAATCGTTTCAAAAAGGTCAAGAAGAATACAAAAAATATGCTGATATTGTATGGGAAATAGAGCAGGCAATTTACGCTCAAAAGTCGGCACTGTTTTTGAATACCGCAAAAGTTTTTCAGTCGTCTTTCGGCGATGCTTTCGCGGATGTTATAACAAACACAAAGTCAGTCGGGGACGCATTTACGCAGATGTATGACAATATAAAGACGGCATTTTTGCAGTTAGTCGGTGAGATAATAGCAAAGCAGGCATTACTTACGGCTGTATCGTTTCTGTTTCCCGGTGCGGCTGTTGGCGGTCCGGGAATAGGCAGTTATTTATTAAGTGCAATAAGCAAGTTTGATAAAGGCGGCGTTGTCCCGGGTCCCGTTGGTCAGCCGCAATTAGCGGTTGTACATGGCGGCGAAGAGTTTAGCGGGGCAGGGAAATCATTATCAAAATCTATGAATATCAATAATACGGTACATATCGGGTCAATTACTACCGAAAATAAGGATGAGATATTAAGGAAAATTACGGAAGCCATAAAAGACGGTAACGCCGAAGCCCTGCGTATGTCTAAAAATATGTACAATCACGGGCGGTTACTGGCCGGGGAGAGCGCATAAATGTATCCTAAAATATATACTCGGAACTATCTTGACAAATTCAGCGATGGTGCCTGCACATCGGGGTCGGCTTTGGCATATAAAATGAATGATAACCGTCCCGAAAGTTATTGGCAAAGTTTTGGCGAGACGGACGAGGACAACGATTATTCTTGTCAAATAATCAGGAATATAAAAGATTCCGACGGTAACGCTTTCGGATTTGAGGTTGACACGGTTGCACTTATTGGGATTAATTTGGAGAAATTTAAGGTTTACTATTATGACGGTTCTTCGTATATCAATCCTGCCGCGTGGATATTTACTGATAATGCGGAAACGAACTTATTCCTTACGCTATCTTCGGCGGTTACAATATACGGAATTAAAATAGAAATGGACACTACAATCACGGCAAACGAAGAGAAGCAAATCGCAGAGATATATGTCGGAAAGTATCAATACGAAATTGCAGCCATCTGGTCGGGCGGTTTAACTATTGAACCGCGTGACAACAGACAGCAGGTTGTTATGGCTGACGGTTCTCTGCAAACGTGGATTGTAAGGAACAGTAAACGGTTTGAATTTAAGCAATCATTATCCGAAGTTACGCGGGCAAACAGGGACATATTAGCAACGGTTCTTGACAATAATACCGAGATTGCGTACAGACCCGACGGCGACGAGTATCCCGATCTGATAGTATCGGGAATGTTTAGCGGTACACTAAAAGAACATTACAATTACAAAGGCGATTATTACGATATTGAATTGGAGTTTAGGGGAACATGAAAACAATCAGCGAAGGTCTTGAAAGGCATCTTACCGGCGCAGTGGCGAAATATGAGTGGAAAGTAAATCTATACCCGCGTGCGTGGAACACTACAACAGAAACCTATGAATGGGAAACAACGGCTATAAATATTACGAGATATATTAAAAATTTAGGTACAATATCGTGGCAATTAGACGCTGAAGAACTGAACCTCTTTAAATTATCCAACCTCAATCTCGCAGTTGACAACTCTTTAAGTAAGTTTACCGCAAATACTTCTTTTGGGTTCTTCGGCAGTAATTCGCGCATTGATTATCTATCAAAAATAGAAGTGATAATCAGTTTTGAATATGAGGATGATACGCTTGAAGATATTACACTTTACACAGGGTTAATTAATTACATAAAACAGGATTATGAAACAAAATTGGCGCAGATAAACCTCTTGTCTATGGATAAGATTTTGCAAGATTTTGATGCCGAACTTATCAGTTTGCGTCCAACATCATTATGGTATAAAGTGTCCAGTGCTACTTATAACCAGATAGTAGCAGCGGATTCTCCTGGATGGACACCAAACCAGCATGTCGGGCGGACATTAAATATTAAATCAGGGTTGGGTAAAAATCAAAGTATGATTATAGCATCTAATACCGCAGATACGATTACTGTCGGTGGAAGCGTAATGTATCAGGCGGATGTGCTACCAGTCTCTGATGGTTGGACGCTCGACTCGCAATCAGGCAATCATTCGGAGGAAATAAATCCTACATCAGAGCTTCATTGTTCGACCTCGTATGCTGCGCATATAAAATGGAAACGCACAACAGATTCGTTTAGTTTTGATGATGGATTTAGTTTATCAACAAATCTTAAATTAGCCCCGAATTATCCTGATTCATCGTGGATGATAGAGATAGTTGATAAAGACGGGAATTATGCTCACATGCACGTATATTACGATAGGGTTATATTACAATCAAGTACGCACATGTTCGCCAATGAAAATACCTATCATAATTATAGAATTACTGTAGTGGAAGATGTTGTAAAACTATATCTTGATAATACACTTATTTTAACGGTAACGACGTCATCTGGCGCTGGCTCTAATACGGTTACAATGGAATACGGTCAGGCAGCGGGATATAGTTATTCAAACGGTTATATGAATTACTTATATTTTACTTATTCGGATAGAATATCTTTAGACCCGATACCAGATTCGACATCATATTTCGAAATTGAAAGGGTTATAAAAGGTTACGCAAACTACGGCTGCGATGCGACACATATCGGTATAAGCGGG